GTGATTAAAAGTTAAATGTTAATTGTGTTCGGTATTTTGCCATCTCAATGGCAACGGGTGGCAGTAGTTCCATCGGTTGAACTTGCTTACTTGCCGACATAATTCCACCAATTATGCGTAATGGTTTTCCATATCCGCGGTTGCTAATGCGCTTGCGAAATGCGCGGGCGCGGCTGTCACGGTCGAACATGCCTTGTTGGTCTAAGTACCAAATAACGCCGAAATTGTCTTTATAGACAAGCTGGACGTGTTGCGTGGTCGTGACCATATACAGCTGATTACGCTGGGCGATGTCATTACAAAAACGATTTAGTGACATGCCCATGACTTCGAGCGTTTCATAGTCCAAACCCATTTCGTTCATGACGTCCAGACGTTCCTTTTCAGTCGTACCGCCTGACCATCGTTTGCTTTTAGCAATGCGCGGCAACATCCTGAACTTGTTTTCAACCGTCCTGTATGGCAAGCCTGCGGCAACGGTTACGGCAATGACGCCGCAATTTGACCGACAAACCGCATCATCAGGCAATTTAAAACCATCAATCATAACTACACTCTCCCAGCTCTTATGTCTTCTATGCGTTGTGCATGGTCATAGTATTCAACTTTGACAATCTCAACGCCCGCGTCAACTAATGACTGAATATATGCCTTAGCTTCTTCCATTGTGTCTTCGCATCCAGCAAATGATTTATGAATTGTCTCAACTTCATATCTAATCATGTTACGTTCCTTTCATGGGTGTGCAGGCAAGGCATTGCCCTGCCTGCTTTGATTGTTTATATGATGCCTTCAGCTTCCAATTCTTTCCGTGTTTTTCCTTCTCTTCTGGGCAAAACTTCGTTTCTATATTCCCAAGCATGCCCGATTAGAGTATGGGAAAACAGAAGGTCAGGATTTAATCCCGCTTCTTCGCAATCTTGCATTGCCATATGTGCATACCATTGCTTGTGTTCCTCATGGTCTAACATTTCTTGGTATGACATGCCTTTTGTGTCGGTATGCAATGCCTTCTTCCAATCGTTATGCCACATCAAAACAAATCTTAGGCTTTCGTATTTCTTTTTGCTTAATAGGTCTTTCATGGTGTGTTCCTTTCGTTTCGCTGTTGTGGGTTCCATTTTATCCACAAATAGGGCAACAATGTGGCACAATGTGTTTATTTCGTGATTATTTAGTGATTATTTTGTGGCAATAAGAATAGACAATGCTGTCAGGATTGTGTAACTTAGGGCATATAACACGAGAGCAATGCTTGGGTTTGTGATGGTTTGTTGTGATGGTTTGTTGTTTGGGTTGTGTGATGGATGGTTGGTTGTGCGTTTGAGTAAACACTCTGAGACAGACAGTCACGCACGGCATTGCATAGCATTACATAATAAGACGCAATGCAACGGGATAATGTGGCGCGCATACACGCAGGCACACGCGCGCACATACGCACGGGGGGGCGCGCGCGCACCCGCCCACCCGCACACGCGCCCGCGCACAATATGTATGTTAAATACCTATTACCCACACACACTAAGGAGTTACTATGGGTAAGATAACGAAAACCAACCTTGACAGTGTAGTTAGCTTACTCTCTGATGGGCATAGTTTAGTTGAGGCTTGCAAGCGAACTGGAATAAGCCGTGCTGCCGTTTACAAGCGCATGGGGGCTGATAAAGAGTTGGAGAGTAGGATTTACAGTGCGAGGGCTGAAAGCGCTGAGAGGGCGTTAGATGAGCTTGATGAGCTATATATGAACGCGCTGGAGAAGAAAAAGGATTATGACCCGAACATCTTACGGGACTATGGCAACCATGTTCGGTGGAAGGCTAAGGTAAGTATGCCGGAGAGGTATGGGGAGTCTAAGAACAGGGCGGGGGTTGAGGTTAGTGACGGCACGGTTCGTATTTTATGGGAGAGTGATTAATGGAATGTCCTACTTGTGGTGGTAAATTATTTTGGGGTTCTGATGAGGGCTTTTATGATTTGGATGGGCGGGAGCATATTGAGTCGTATTATAACTGCGACAGGTGCTTTACAAGTGTAACAGTTGCTGTGCCTGCTAATTTAGATTATTCCAATATTCCGCCCCTAGAGAAAGAATAAAGAATATGGATGTAAAGATACCGTATAAGCCTAGAGATTTACAGGCTGAGATGCACAAGAGTTTAAAGCGTTGGAATGTGCTGGTGATGCACAGACGCTTTGGCAAGACGGTATGGGCAGTTAATCAGTTAATCAAGACAACCTTGACTTGCCCACTTCCCAGACCAAGGACTGCGTTTGTTGCTCCTACCTTTGCTCAGGCTAAGAGGATTGCGTGGGATTATGTGAAGTTTTATGCGGGGGTGATTCCCGGAGTTAGGTTTAACGAAACAGAATTACGGGCTGACTTTCCTAACGGCGGTAGATTGATGTTGTTGTCTGCTGAGAACCCCGATGCCCTACGGGGGATTTATTTGGATGAGTGTGTCTTTGATGAGTTTGGCATGCAGAATCCAAGGGTATGGGGGGAGGTAGTCAGACCAGCCCTGTCGGATAGGGAGGGAGGCGCATGCTTCTTGGGTACTCCGGCAGGGCATAACCATTTCTTTGATTTACTTGAAACTGCCCGTTCTCAGCTAGGAGAGGGCAGCAAGGATTGGTATTACAAAATTTGCAAAGCAAGTGAAACAGGGATTGTTAAGGATGAGGAACTAGACGCTGCCAAGGCTCAGATGACGCCAGAGCAGTACGAGCAAGAATACGAGTGTTCTTTCACGGCGGCTATTATTGGTGCGTACTATGGTAAGCTATTGGCTGAGGCGGAAGAAAATGGTAGGATAACCAGAGTTCCTTATGACCCTGCTTATCCAGTTCATACGGCTTGGGACTTGGGCGTAAATGATTCAACGGCTATTTGGTTTGCACAGATTTTTAGAGGAGGTGCAGTAAATGTTATCGATTACTATGAGAGTTCTGGCGTGGGTCTCAACCATTACGCAGATATACTCGCAAAGAAAGACTATACTTACGGCGACCACCTCGCTCCTCACGACATTGAAGTCCGTGAGCTTGGCTCGGGCAAAAGCCGTTTGGAAACGGCTCACTCGCTCGGCATCCGATTCCGAGTCATCCCAAAAATGAAAATAGCTGATGGGATTAACGCCGCAAGGATGTTGATTCCTAAATGCTACTTTGACAGGGATATGTGTGCTGATGGGTTGGATTTGCTGCGGCAATACCGTCAAGAGTGGGATGACAAGCGTAAGTCTTTCCGTGACAATCCTCGACACGATTACACCAGCCATGCGGCTGATGCGTTCCGTTATCTAGCGGTGGGGCTAGAAAACAGGGCGGCTATGGTCAGACCCCCACAACAGGTGGCTCAGAATGATTACAACGTGTTTGGGGTTTGAAGAAAATCCTGTAATAATAAATCTTGCGGTTCACAGTTTACTAGCTCGAAGCCCTTACCATTTTAAGATGGATGAAAAAGATTTTGAGAGGTTATTTGTTCCGCCGCTAAGACTTGAGCAGTTCTTAATTGTTTGGCGCGACAACAAGCCTGTGACTTTTGCTACATGGGCTTTTCCTGAGAAGAAGGACATAGAACATTATACGTTGATGAATATGTTTCCTAATGGCGGGTTTTATAGTGACGGTCCGAATCCGTGGATTATTGACTTCATTTGCGTTTCGGGCAAAGAAGATGTATTATTTACTTTCAGAGAATTGAAGCGGCATTTCATGTATATGGGCTATGATAGGTGTTTTTGGCTTAGAACAGAGACAGGTCGCATTGGTAAGCATGTCCTAAAAGGAGATTGACATGGGTGGTGGTGCTAGCAATAGTGGTCCAGACAGCGAAACAAGAAAGCCTCCCGGCGAAAGAATTATGTCAAAGCAAGCCGTAAGCTCTTTCAAAGAAATCATGGCGAGAGATACGGCTGCTACAAGATTAAATGAGGGCGCAAGTCTGATGGAAAGAATGAGTCCTTATGTAAATATTGGAAAGCAGATTGGTTCTTTCAGCAGGCAAAAACAGCTTGAGCAACTAGCTCAAGGCGGTGAGCCTGTCACCGATGAGCGTGGTCGTACCGTTGGTGTTGTCTCTGAAGGCAGATTTGGAAGAACTTATACTGGTCAATCTCAGTTTGACCCATTCTCTCAAGGAAGAGCTGAGGGTGGAAAAGAAGATGCACCAACATCAACACAGGCAGCTTCGGCAACAGAAACAGAAGAAGCCCCGACATCTATGGCAATGCTTCCGGGCGAAACACCTTCTCAGTACCGCCGCCGTGTTCGCCGTTTTGGTGGCGGCACAATCGTTGAAGGCGGAGGAGTCCTATACAAGTAGGGTTAATTATATGGCAGAAAAAAGTATTTTTAGGCTTCCCGCAAAAAGAAATTATAACGAATCTTTGAACTATGAAGACCGTATAATTGCTAATGTTGTGCGTAAAAAGATTGCTGCCCTTGTGGATGAGGCTGTAAAAAATGACGTTAAAATTACTTCAAATTATTTTGATGATAAAGAAAAAGCTCTATTTCAAGAAATCCTTAGGCTCAACAACTTAGGCGAAGTTAATATAAGTGCTTGGGCATACCCGGACGGCAATGAAGTTAATATTCCAATCACCCCAACACTACTAAACCTAGCAGCTACTGCCGAAGAATTGGCTCACTTAAAAGCATATAGCAAAGAGGTTTTAGATGCACATGACATTGACGATTACGAAGGTATTCAGCGCAACTACAGGGACATTTTAATTGACCAAGAATTAACATTTGCTGAAGAGGTAAGGGCAAAAAATATAGCTGATAAAACAGTTGGGGGCTATTTGCCTAAATCTGCTAAAACTGCAGCAGCCTTTAGAAATGATTATGCTTATTCGTTTTTGGAAACTTTGCAAGAATATGCACCAGAAAAAATTCCAGAAATGATGGAAAAATACCCCGACTTAAAAAATGCACAGGACATATACGACCCTAAGGCTATAGAGCTTAGAAAAAAAATAAAGGAAAAAAATGAGGCTTATGAGCGATGGGTTAATAAAGCCATGCCTGACTTTATGGGGGGTGGGAAAAGATACCAAACGAAAGTAAGTACGGTTGGAGAAAAAGAAGGTTTTCAGGCGGCTGAATTTATGGAAGGTGGAAACAGTAATATGACAAATACAGAAGAACAATTACTAGCACACTCCCGTAGACTTATTTATTGGGATGAGTCTAAGGATGGTACACAAAAAGAAGTAGATGAGGTCGGCGCAAAATATACGAAGGGTAATTTTCACATCACCCGCGAAAGAGCGCAAGACACTCAGTTTGGAAAAAACTTGGCTAGCGAGTATACAACTGATAAAGCTTTTGCTGATTATTTATATGATAACCCAAAAATTGAGGAAGAGCTTTTAAGAGAAATTACATTAGACACCATAAGGTCTAATCCCTTTTTGAAGGAGATTGATTCAAAAACCGCCGCTGCTATTATAACATCAATGCACAATGTAAAGACGCAACCAAATTTAAAAAAGGCTTGCAATACATATGCAAAACAAATTAAGGCTGGCGCAAAGAACTTAGATGAGTTTAAGCGGGCTTGCGTTTCACAAATTGATGTAAATAAGGGTAAGGTCCCAATAGACAAAGACAACCCCGAAGCTGGAACAAGAGAAGTTTTTTTGCCGGGTTTGGCGTTAAAAAGTCTTTCTTTGCAAGAGTATGCGCTAAGTGAAGATGAAGACGCAGATTATGAATCTATAACAGTAAATGTTGCGAATAAATATAAGAATACAGATGATGTTGATTTAAAAAAAGAAGTCGTAAATAAATCTCAAATTGGTAGAGTAAGTCTGCAAATGAAGAATATGTGGGACTCTGTGCCTGTTGAAAAAAAGCAGCCAAAAGTTGAGGTTCCTGTAAGGGTTTTAGAAGGCGTAACTCCACCATCTGAAAAACCGCCGGAAGGTCCTGAAGAAATTTCTGGGTTCCCAGCCAAAGCCACATTCCCGTAGGAGAACAACATGAGCTTTTTAACCCCCAAAATTCCACCGCCACCGCCTCCGCCGCCACCGCCTCCTGAGCCAGATTTGGGTAAGGCTGCTGTTATGGCGGAGGAA